CGAGACCGAGCAACAGAGGCCCGACGGCGAAGAGGGAGAAGAAGACTCCGATTTCGACGCTGAAGTCAATGCACAAGTGCATCACCTGACGACGGCCTCGTTGGGTGCAGGGTACTCTCGCTCCCCCGGCTTAGGTTCCCGCGAGTTCCACCATCACGATCTGTTCACTCTTGGGAAGACGGGACAGAAGCAACACGTTTATAACCAAGAGGCAAAAAAGCGCGACTTGAATGCGAAGATTGTGAAGATTGCAATGCGAGCACAGAAGGATCCCAACTACAGAGCAGAGCTGCGCAACCGCAACATTGCAACCAAGGGTACTGCTGTCTTGAAACCACTGTGAGATGCAATTTCATAGTGACAACAGAACAGCAAGGCTAAGGAGGTAGTTTCAATGTACTCATTTATGGCGCGCATCAAGCCGGACACGGATTACGACTGGTTTTCTTACCAAGCTGGTAAGCCCATCACTCTCGACTTTCGTGGTAAGCCAGTCGTGATCCAGAAGGGCGACAAGTTTGGTGTTCGGAAATCGTCCAATGGCAAGAACATCCGTCTCGTGCTGCCTGACGAGATTACGAAAGTGATGACCATCTCTCTGGACGACGCGAAGGCATTAGCCAAGGGCGTTGGGAAGGACTGACATGCAGATCAATGCGGCTACGAGGTTGAGGATGAGTGCTACTATCAGCCACGATACGCCTCAGTGGTGGCTTGACATGTCTTCGCAAGAGCGCTCGAGATACAACCATGAGCATCCGAACGACAAACTGTTCATGGGCGCTCCTTACTCTGAGAAGTCCCCGTCGTATATCGACAAGCTGCCGTCTGCCACTGAGCTGCACCAGCAGAGGCTCCAACACAAACCTCCAGTGCGTGTTAAGCCTGCGTGGGTACCACACCTGGAACGCAAACTTGGAAAGGATAAGGAGTGAAGATCAACGCTGCTCAGCGCCTCCTTTCAGAGTACAACCCCAAGCCGATAAAGCCGGTGGAGATGCAAAAGTCGGCAGAGCCTGTAGAGCCGGTCAAGCCTTCTACACCTACGACGCCAGTGAAGCCTTCAGCACCTATCGTCCCTCCGAAGCCTAAGGATCCGATCAAGCCTGAAGATGCTTGGTACGACGAGGGCAAAGAGGACGACGTTGAAGACTCTGAAGAAGACGGCGACGAAGAGAAGGACTCGATCGAGGCTGCTAATCGATTGACCGTCACTGCGTCAATCGAAGACGTCAGCTACAAGCAATACTGTGCCTTCCTGAGCGCCACGTTGAAAGAGGCAGACGAGCTCAATGCTTTCAGTCTGCCTTCTGTGCTTACACATTTCTTTTCCGAATACAAGAAGCTGATTGCCGACATCTCCGAGCATCTCAAGGTAAGCAAGACAGAGATCGTCGCAGCGTTCAAAGAGCGTAGCGTGTTCAAGCTTCTGAAGGCATTGAAGTTCTCAGTCATCACGGCAGTCAAGGCAGTCAAAGCAACAGCAGCCTTACTGCATCACGGATTGATGGCTGTGGTGCATGACCTAGAGAAGAGTGGTGCGTTCCAGCATGTACAGAAGAGTGCCAAGGCTGTCGACGACCTGTTAGCCAAGTACCCTCTCCTGAAGAAGCTTGCTGGCCCTGCGTTGGCAGGCCTTCTGATCTGGATGTGGTTCAACATGTCGTTCAGTGGTAACTTTGATTCGGACATGGCTCTTGATGCTGTGATCGATGCTTTGAAAGGTAACTTCTCGATTTACGATCTGTTCGCTACTCCGTCAGGCATTGCAGGCCTTGTTCTTTTGGCTGCAGGGCTTTCCGGCGTGTCACTGTTCAACTACCTGTCAGTCAGCAATTGGAATTTCCTGATAGCGTTGTTCTACACCGCTGCCAAGAAGTTGCATCTGGCAGTAAAGATTCCAGCGCTCAGTGCGCTGAAGGTTTAGGAGTCATCCATGTTTGCGATTCGTCTCATCTACGACACATACACCCCGGCAGTCGAGGCGCAGATTACTCGAGACTTGATTGCCATGAAGAACGCTCAGCCCAAGGAGACGCTTGCCGTCATCTGCGAGATGAACGACTGCGAGAAGATTGCTAACGTGCTCGACATTGCGCTGTATGCCCAAGGCACCGCACGTTTGAACATCATCTACAAAGTCGGCGAGCAGTGGCCTGAGCATCCGGACGCACGAGACGAGATCATCATTGAGCGTGACCTCTATGTGTCTGAAGAGATCATCTCTGTTGATCCCAACCCGTCCATCGGATACTACATGCCACCGCAGGGTCGCATCATTCGAGATCAGGTCGACCTGTCTCGTCAAGGTCCGAAGGGAGGATCTATCGATCCCGCGATATTACTCACCTGGGGTGGTGCGTCATTCGACTACGGCACCGGCATTTTTTAATCACACCGAGGGTTACACAAAATGAAAATCAACGCGTCTAATAGGTTGCAGGCCGCAAGCCCCGCCTCTGAGAAAAAACAAGCCATTCAGAACAAAAGACACAAGGCACTATACGACGTAGGTCGAATTGAGTCGTTCTGCAAAGAGATTCGCAAGAGTCTGGACTCTGATGATTTCGACGCGATCACCACTATGTTCCACAACATAATGAACGTGTCGAAAGACGCACGGTAACGTTTTCGCAGGCTGCGAGACTGTAAGACAAAGGCCTGAGCCCGCCACTGAAAGGTGGTTTACTTAGGAGTAACAAAGATGACTATTGTTTGCAAGATGAAGTGTTGGGTGGCTCCCCAAGGTGATGCCGCAACAGATGAATCAGTTCAGACTGTTCAGTTCGGTGCCGTGTATGAACCCGATGCGGGTAAGCGTCAGCTTCCGGAGAATGCAGTGTTCGGAAAGATGACACCATGGGGTGAGTTCAAAGCAGGTATCGCCAACCCCGCGGCCAAGTCGCAACTGGTGCAAGGTAAGTCGTACTACATAACGATCACCGAAGCACCTGACTGATAAGCCATACCCCACGGAGGGCGATAAAGAGCGTACTGCCTTTGCCCTCCTTCTTCTAAACCTAGAAGGCTAGCTTTCTTCTAAGGTTCCAAGTTCAGCTAGCACTTCGCCATTTACGGTACAACCAATGGCATCCTTCTCCGGCCTCATAGCTGGTGCCAAGAACGCAGCGACATCTCCTGTTCTCGGTGCTCGGCAATCCCTGACAAACAACGCGACGTATGGCATGATGAATGTCCAGTCGCAGATCAACGGTGGCATCAACCGCGCCTCTAGCTCCGCAGTTAACGGGCTGCGTAGTGCCGCCATGTCTGCACTCACTGGCGACTTCTCAGGTGCCCAGTCGAAGCTGCTCGGCATACCGAACGACATGACCAAAGCTTCCTTCGGTAGCGACCCTTCGTTCGCCAGTCTCGCTCAAGGTCAGGCCAATCCGGGCAATCCCTTCCAAGGAATCAATGCGCGGCAGGACGCTCTGCTCAACTTCAATTGGTTCTGTATGCCTCCGTTACTACCGGGAGTTACTCTCCCTTGGTACTACGTTGAGGCAGGCACACTCCCCTTCCGTGTTATCGAAACACAAGACGTGTATCGTCGTGGGCACTTCGAGAAGATACCGAAGACGTACTCGGTGTCAGGATTGCAGCTCACGTTCTTCCTCGACAATTCCATGCAGACGATGATGTACCTCAAACGGTGGCAGGATCTTGTCCTTCGTTATGGCAAGGCCGCTGACTACGCGAACCAAGGCAAGTGGGGAAGACCTCACGCACCTGGTGACATGGGCTTCTACCGGAACATCCCCGTCAGCATCCTATCTGTAAATAGGCAGGAGGTGATGACCATCACGTACTACGATGCGTGGCCGACGAACATTGACTCGTTGCAAGTGGTCAGTGATGCTAGTGGTCGCTTGATGGCTACAGTAGACTTCGCTACCAACGATGTGGATATTGACGTTATGTCTGCATCGAGCAGTTCCGGATTACAAAGCGCTATGCAGTCTAAGTCGCCGAATGGTCTTATGGGTTTCGGCTTGAATACGTTATCCAAGGTCGGTAGTGCCTTGAGTAGCATCCCGAGTAAGGTATCAAATTTCTTCCAACCCAAACCTGCAGAGGGTACGGGTGGGTATTTCTAACCAAAAGAGAGGCATCATAAAATGAGTAACGAGCAAACGACGTTCGCCGCGTTCCCGCAAGCGTTGCAAGACCATCTTGCGACAGCAACACAGACTCCAGCTCAACAAGCACGGAATCAGTTCAAGCGCAAGTCCATGCAACCAATGGCGATGCCTGCGCCTGAAGGCCGTCCTGTCCCCCATCATGCTCCTGTCCCTGTGATCCCTGTTGGCTTCACGAATCCAAGTGCTGACCCTGAAGCAATCAGCGTTGCCCTGCCCTCGGAGTTTGCCTTCTACGGTTTCAAGGATCTCTACGTCAAGCCGTTCCGCATTCTGCATCTGGCCAAGCTGTCGAAGGCGCACGAAGACCGAAGCATGCTTCCCATGATCGAAGCAGTCAGCGCGGTCTTGTCCACCACAGCGCAGAACGTAGAAGGTCCGTTAGCCTTTGATCTGTGCGTCGCCGATTTCTACTTCGTTCTCTATTGGCTCAAGCTGCATTCCTTCGCCAAGGCCACTTTGGTCACTACTTCATTCTGCTTGAACCCTGTGCATATCGTTCAAGTGCAGAACAAAGAGATGCCTGAAGATTCACTGAAGATCGTCACTACGATCACGCAACCCAATCTGCAGGTCAATCACTTGAAGGAGCTGCCGCCTCCTGAACTCTATGCACTGCCTGAACCCTTCTACTGCCGGCCGGCCACGATGCGGGATACCGTTGAATTCCTAGAGCATCCGGATTGGTTGGATGTTGAGTATCAGTACCTCGGCAAGCTTGCCTCGGTGTTCACTTCCAAAGAGAACCCACGCATGACGTTGGCGGAGCGCATCGAGGTCGTTGCTAACTTCGACGGCGACACGTGCTTCAAGCTCCAAGAGTACGAGAAGGCAATGGACTGCTTCGGCGTGGAAGAAACGATCAACATCAAATGCAACGGGTGTGGTGCGTCGAGGGATAGCAAGATCACCCTCGATGCACACTCGTTTCTTTCCGCTGAGCGATAAGGCTGAGGTCATCGAACGCAAGACAAAGATCATGCAAGAGTTTGGCGTCTACGATGAAACGATGCTGGTTCAAGACTTCATGTACCTCAGCGATAAAGTGTCAGCAATACGAGAGACCAAGAAGAAGTGTATCGAGAACAACCAGATATACATCGGTGGTTAACTTAAAGGAATAGTCATGGCAGGACTTCGAAGTGCCTACGAACTGAAAAAGTGGCAAGCCATACAGAAGACGGCTAGTGCTCCTCTACAGCGCGTGATCGACGGGCAATACACTCAGAAGGATGTGGATGCCCTTGGGTCTGCTCTGAAGACCTACGATGACTTGGCGTACTCTGTCTTTGCTGAAGGTGTGCGACTCGCAGAGCTCTCTGCTGCGGAACGTGCGGAATCAATCCAGACCAAACGCAAGGCTCGGAGTAAGCAGCCATTGACTGCTAGGCAGATGGCTATCATCTACGGACAGGCAGTAGAGAAGGCACAGAAGGAAACCATGCCAACTCTGCTTGCCGCGATCTCTGAGATGCTGGAGGCCAAAGACGGTAGCCTTGAAGAAGCAACGGAGAACATCCCTGAGCTCCCGAAGAAAAAGAACCACTTGATGGAGGCTCCTAAGCTCAAGCTGCAGAACTTCAATCTCGATCGGGTCGCCAAGGACATGGAAGCAGCCAATGAAGATCTGGCTGATGACACCCTTGCCAAAATCAAGAAGCATGATGAAGATACGTGGGAGTCCAAGCTTGACCAGATTAAGGAACTCCTTGGGGACAAGGGCGGAAAGAAGGAACCCAAAGAGACACCGTTTGAGAAAGCGGTACGTGCTATACATGAGTCACTTGAGGCCTTGAGAGCTGAGTTCGTCGGTAGTCCTACGGCGAAGCCTGTTGTTGCTCAACCTGAAAACAAAGATAGCCCGCCTGTAAAATCCACTCCCGGAACTATCAAGCCCGCTCGCAAGTCTGCACCTAGTGCTGTGAAGAAGTTCGGCCAAGGCTTGCTCAGTTTCTTCGGCTATGGTGCAAAGACAAAGAGGCCAAAGCCCGAATCTATACCCGAGCCGAAGGGTGACAAGATGAACAAGAGCAAGGACCTTGTTGATCCAGAAAACCCCAAAGGGAGAGGGAAAGATGAGACCAATGGCTTGATGAAGTTCATCAAGGCGAAGTACGACAAGGTTGCCAAGACTGGTGGCCTGAAAGACAAGGGCAACGCGTTGATGCTCCTTGCTGTCGGGCTTGTAGCTTTGGGAGGTGTGGTGCAGGGTTACATCGAGCGGTTCAAAGACATCGACCTGATGGAAGTTATCAAGGACACGTTCTCGAAGAGCTACGAGTGGGTGGTCGACAAGATCTATGCGTTCCTCGGCATTGATCGGCACCCCAAGACCGATCCTGCTGACAACCTAGTGAACAAAGCAGCTACAGGTGCAGTAGAGTCTGGTGCTCGGCCTGTTGCTGCCGCGGCCTATGACTGGGGCAGCAAGGCTAACGACAAGTTGGGCTTCACCGCTAACTGGGATAAGAAGCGGGCAGAGAACTACATGGGCTCCCATACCTTCGATCCACAAGAGGCAAAGGAGTTCGAGAAGACATACGGTGTCAAGGTTCCGGAAGATCAGATCATCGTCAATGCTCCACCCACGGAGAAGAACGAACCTGTTCGACAATCAAAGATGACTGGAGCTGCTGCCCTCCTCGGACCTAAGCCCGAAGACGCGCCTACTTCTGCAACGCCTGACTCGTCTTCTGGAGCCCCTGCACCTGCTAGTCCTGCGGCGCCTCAAGGGGCTACAGGTGGTGGCGCTGATGCGTCTGGAACTTCCTCGGCCACTCCTTCTTCGACGGCTAAGCCGACGACGGCAGACCCTGCCACTCCGGGTATGCGTACAGATGCAACAATGCCGATGACCACGCCGTCTCGAGGTGGCAAGGCAAACGTTACTGTGGCTGTTAGTCCGCAAGCTGCGGCTGCATCATCAACGAAGCCAGTGATCGCTACTCCACCACCTGCTCCTGCGCCCGAGGCCAAGCACGCACCTTCGAGCAGTGGTGGGGGTGGAGGCAGCCCATCCTTGGGTCTAGCCACGATACCGTCGTCAAGTGCTACAAGTGAGCGTAACGTTCTTATTAACTTGAAAGGGCTCTGCTAATGTCGTTGATGGCCGGGGTAGCGCTGCTAGGTGCTAAAGATACTGCTCAGATGCCTGAAGTATTAGGGCCGATGGACATGCTCTTACTTTTGTCCGAGACAGCCCTACCCATGTCCATCAAAGACGCTACTGAGAACAGAGAGAAGCATCAAAAGCGGGAGAAAGTGGTAGCACAGTCTCGAGAGATTGCAAACCTAATCATCAAGGGCACTGAGCACTCGGTGAAGGAGAAGGCCAAGGCTGCTGCGGTCGAAGAGTTTGAGAGCATGGCCATCCGCAGTACTTTGGCTGAGCTCCTGCCCTTGATCGGTACTGCTATCGGTACAGTCATCAGTACAGTGGTGGGTCTGATAGCCTCTACGGTGACGTTCGTCGTCACTTCAGTGATGGCGGTGTTAGGAAGTACAATTGCCTTCTTGATTGCCAATCCTGTCGTGGCCATAGCCCTAGCCATCGGGGGTTTGGCCTTGTGGGGTTATCACCACTTCTTCGTGAAGAAAGACGGCGAGCAATCAGAAGCTGACAAGAACATACACAAGGTAGAAGAGTTTAAGAAGTCTCCGGACCTCCCTACTGTGACGGCTGAGCCTGCTCCGGTTGCGCAGACCTCAGCACCTGTAGTTGCTGCTAAAGAGCAAGCACCTGAACCTAAAACGTCTCCTGTTATGAAGGCCAAGGAGTTGGTGGCTCCTGCACCCCCGACCCGGCCAGCTCCTGCACAAGCTCCTGAAACTAAAGCATCCGCGGTACGCATTCAGGGGGCAGCCGACAAGAAGAGTAAGAAGGCCGTGATCTCTGCAGCTGTAGCCGACGCCTTGAAGTACGCGTCTACGAAAGTTGGAGTCCCTCTGAATTTGCTTACTGCGATGGCAGGTGTCGAATCATCCTTCCGATCAGATGCTACACCCCCAAAGGGTTCTGCCTCTGGTTTGTTCCAGTTCCTAGACAGTACCTGGAAAGGCATGATTTCCAAGTACGGCAAGATGTACGGCGTGGACAAGACGGCCGACAAGCTCGATCCCGTAGCGTCAGCAGTCATGGCTGCAGCAATGATGAAGCATGAGGGATACCCCGCCGCATTGAAGGCGTCAGGAAGTTCAGTGTCGATCACAGACATATACCTTACGCACTTCTTGGGTGCAGGTGGCGGTGCAACATTCATCAAGCACTACCAGAACGAACCTGATGCAGAGGCTGCTTCTTTTGCCTCACAGAAAGAGATCGACAACAACTACACGGTGTTCTATTCAGGCACGACCGCCAGATCCTTCCGGCAGATATACGAGATGTTTGCAGGACGGCTTGGCAGATACGAGCAACGGACGGCAGAGATATCTACACCGCCCACCACTGCGGTAGCCCCACCGAAGCCACAAGCACCAGCTACGACAAAGGTTGCACAGGCATCTCCTAGTAGCGTAGGCGGTTCCTCTGATGCACCCTATGAGCCTGTCAAGCTTGGAAAGAATCAACCAACCCTACGATTAGCAACTGGAGCACAAGCATGAGTAACGGCAACAGCGTGACCGCATACGAGATCGAGATACAGCAGTATCGCAACGAGACGGGACGAGTGGTTCGAGTCTTGGGCGGTATGCCTGAAGAGCTGCGCATGGAGAACACGTCTACATGGGAAGCCCCGTTCTCTCAGGGTCTGCTAGGGATGCTGCCCGGTTCGATCTCTACTGCCTTGAAGATGTTCGGAGTGCGGCCAGCGACACAGATGATGACCTTGCAGGTGTGGCAAGGCACTGAAGGTTCCGACTTGACGTTCGATCTGGTGTTCACTACAGACAGCGATCCGGTCAAGGACGTAATGACGCCTGTGCTTGATCTGCTCAGCATGGTCGTTCCGTCCCTAGACACCAACGGCTTCATGATTACTCCGGGACCTACTCTTGACCCTGCCGAAGCCCGTCGTATCTTGGACGAGGTGTTGAAGACCGGCAAAGACGTCGTGTCCAAGGGTTGGGACATCGTGAAGATGGGCTTCAACATGGGAGCTGACGTTGGAAGGAGTATCAATACAGATGGCACCTTAAGCGATCAGCAGAACAAGTCTACTACACCCACGATTACTCAGAAGACAGCATCTAGAGAGGAAGCTGTTGCGAAGCGCAACGAGATGGCCAAGTGCATCAAGAACCGCATATCGATCAGGCTTGGAAAGTTCCTCAACATCCGCGATGTAGTTGTGATTGCCGCGAGCCCAGTGTGGGGCATGACGTACCTGGACGGAGAGACCGGCATACCGAACATATGCACTGTGTCAGTCGTAGTCCGCCCACTGTTCGCAGTCACGATGCAAGACCTGCAAGACATGTTCCAAGTCACTGCCAGTGCTAGTGCTCCGCGCACTGGCTACTACGCCAACCGATAAGAGACAATCATCATGCCCTCTTCTTACGATTACTCCAACGTCACGCCCTACCTTGCCAACGTAGGCGAGTTTGACGTTTTCCATTCGCTCTACAAAGACCTTCGCTATCAAGTGCAGATCGCAAAGTACATCACGGTCGACTCGAAGTACGAAGCGAATCTTCCGGGATTGGCCTTCGACATGTACGGCGATGTATCTCTGTGGCGTGCCATCCTCTACGCAAACGGTCTTGCTGATCCTATCAACGACATAGTGGTAGGTTGCCGCTTGGCCATCCCGGAGATCGGATCATTGATGGCTTACCTTACTAGGCCGGCTGCTCAACAAGCTACAGTGGTGATCTGACATGGGCTACAGAGTTCGTGGTGCCTTGGAGATATCGATCTTCATCAACGGCGCTGAGTATCCGTTGGAAGAGATCAACATCCTCAACTTCTTTCATTGCGCAGAGTCCACCAAGTGGCACGTTCCCACGATGCACTTTGCCATCCTAGACGTCATGGGTGTTATGTCCAAATACAAGTTGGGCGATTCCTCTTCCATCGACGTAGTGATCAAAGATTCCGATATTCAAACATCAATGTCGTTTCGTGCGGCCAACATCTTTCGTCATCCAAGCGGGGGCCATGACCTCTACGAGATCGATGGGTTCCTGAATGTGCCTCGCTATCACATAGGGACATCGTCGCTAGGCATCAATGGCACTTCGTCTGCTGCTCTATCCGAGATCTGCAGCCTGTGCGATATGAAGTTCTCAGGCATACAGACGAACGATGCGCAAGTGTGGCTTCCAAGGAATCGGTCCTTCTGTGAGTTCGCTGAGTTCATAGCTGCTCGTGGATTCATCACAGATGCAGCACACATAGCAATGGGCATCGACCTCTCGGGGACGATGCGGTATCGAGATGTACGTTCGCCGACGTTCACAGCACGTGTGAGTTATAACTATGCAACCGCAGGTGCCTATCAGGCCCGTGAGTTCAGACCCACGACGGATTCAGGTTTCACCAATGCCCTATCTGGTTACAGAGACACGCGCGTGGCGCAGTCGATATATGCGACTAAGCAACATAGTGAGCTGAGTCTAGTGCCCAAGGTGAACAACCTGTTGGTAAATCAGGGAGTGCGGGACGCTATCAAGCGCGGCAACTTCACGTACAGTCCGATCGACTTCGGCAATGTGCATCCCAACTGCGAGAAGGCCAAGTACCAGAACGCGAGGTACGACGCATTGCTCAGTCTTGGTGGTGAGTTCACTTTCGACCACCCAACAAGGTTGTCGATCATGGATGGATTGAGCTTGACCACTAGCCCGTCGGCTTCCAGTGAGTACGACGGAGATTACATCATCGGACACAAAGTGATTTACCAGCAGGGGACTTCCTACGCTGAGAAGATCATTGCCTTTCGGGAAGGAACTTCGTAATGCCGCTCGGAACAGTGCAAGACACAATGAACAACAAAGAAGACTATGACGGCAAGTATCTGATCGGTACAGTCATCGTCAACTTGGACCCGGACGGACTCGATCGTATCAAAGCGTTGATCCCGGGCATCTACGACGACGAAGAGTCTTGCGTGTGGATTGGCCCATCGAAGTTTTCGCCATTCGGTGTAGGTGGTGGATACGGAGTGTATGGCCCTCCTGCGATAGGCTCGCAGATCTTGGTGATCCTGCAGGACGGAGATCAGCACCATCCGATCTACTTGGGTAGCCTGTTGGCCTTTGGCAAGAAGACAGCAGAGCAGAAGCGCGAATTTCATAACAACGCATGGGGCTTCGTTGATCCTACTGGCAACAAGCTCCTAGTCGACATGACCACCAAGACGTGGACGTTCGTGCATTCGTCCTTAGTGTCCATGGTGATCAAAGACGGCACGGTCACAGTGACGACGCCTCAGGATCACAACTGGCTGATTAAGGGGAACATGAACGCTACAGTGGAAGGGAACATGACGGCAAACGTAGCGGGCAACACGACTATGCACTCAGACGGCACTTGCGAGATTCAAGGGTCGACCATTCAACTCAACGGGGGTTAGTATGCCTGCGGTGTGTAGGGTAGGTGATCTAGGTGTCGGTGTTTGTTACCAGCACGACGGTCCTGTTGAGTTCGTCACGATCTTCTGTACTGGTGATCCTATCAGTAGCGCCAATGGATCTCCGATAGTTCGCGTCGGAGATCTAGGCAATACGTCGTGCGGTCATATCACGCAAGCCACGACAGGATCAGCAACAGTGTTCGGAGATAGCAACCCTCCAGTGCATAGGATCGGCGATTACGGTATCGTACTTGGTGGTGGTCAGTATGTTGCAGTATCAGGCAGTCCGGATGTGTTCGCGGGTGATGAAAATCCCGGAGCCCCTGTACCGGGAGTGCAGATCATTGCAGGCCGTATGGTCTACGACAATTCGCCAGCAGGCCAGCAAGCGATAGCAACACAAGCTGCAACATATTTACCACCGGGAGATGTAATGGATGCACCGAACGAAGGCGTAGCACGTAGCTACCAGTCATGTGATAAGTTTCCGGAAGTCATCACCTCGAAGGAGATGGCGATCAACGTCAGTCCTCACTTCACGTTGGGAGATTGCAAGAACATTCCAGTTGCTCAACGTGACCTTACCGCGAACCAGATCGCTTGCAATTGGGCAGCGTTGTGCCTGAGCGTTCTCGAACCTATTCGTGACAAGTTCCCCTTCAGCTTTAACAGTGGCTTCCGCACTGTGGCTTCGGGTATGGGCGCCACCGATCACGGCTTGGGTTGCGCTGCCGACATTTCAGGTGGAAGCACTGAAGCAACCATCGAGATATTCAAGTTCCTCGTAGCCTCTGGCTTGCCGTTCTCGCAGATCATTTACGAGAAGCACAACTCAGCATGGGTGCATGTGTCGCACAGAGGTAAGAGTCAGAGCGATGCGACGCGAATCATGTGGACCTATACGGGTGGTGCACCTTACGGGCACGGTGGTGCGAACGGTGTCAATCTGCCAGCTGAGTTGAAACCTTAAGGACGAGTCATGAGCTTATTCAGTACGATCATCAATGCAGGTGCTGGATCATTGATGCAAGATCCTACCACTGGCATTGCAGCAGAGCTTGGCCAACTGCACAGTCATCCAGCACTGGGTGGTCAAGACACAGGCCTCACCGCAATGCTCGCTTCTGTTCGCAGCAGCATGGCCTCTAACTTGAGCAGCCTGTCTATCAACATGCCGGTGATGGCTGCAGTGGAGTCTGTGCAGAAGCGGGTACAGACAACAGACGGGATTATGCCGGGCACTGACGGCGGAGCAACAATGCAGGCTGCGTTTGCGCCATTGACACAGACGGCGCCTATGCTCTCTTCGCTTCATGCCCAGATACAGAGCATCCTCGCCACTGCCCCTATACCTCCCACACCTGTACCGGGAGCTCCAGTTGTTCCCAATGCAACGGCCACGCAGATAGCGGCCCTAGTGTCCGGAACAACAGCGTCACTGACTAACGTGCAAGCCTCAGCGACAGCAGCGATTGCTCAGGGCCAAGCACAACTTCGTAACTTCGCCTTTGGTTCGTTCCTAAGTGGTAACCACTCCCCTGCGATCAACGACATAATGAAACAATTCACCAACGTGCCACCGGGTCTAGCCACAGAGCACCAGAGTATGAATGCTTGCGTTCCTGCACTGAGGGGCTCAGTCATCCCTGCCAGTGTGCCACTAGCTGTCAGTCCTGAGGTGGTCTTGGCCCCTCCTGTGCCTGCACAGCCAGTGCCTCCATCTAATCCTGCAAACACAGACGCCCTGAAAGCTGAGTGTCAAGCAGCCCGAGACGACATGAAGGCAAAGGGGGAAGAATGCGTTGCCCTGATGAAGAAGGCAGAGGCGTGGCAAGCTGCGCGTAACTACAAGGCAATTAAAGAAGCAGCTAATGCGCCTAATGCGACGGAAGCTGAGAAAGAGGCATACCGAACATTGCGCCTAGAGTTTAGCACCTCAGAGGAGTTCAATACTTGGAACGCCAAGACTGAAGAATACAAGGTTGCTAAAGCCCGTTACCAAAAGGCCAACGACGAGTACCTTGCGTCACTTGGTAGTTAGTACTCACTAAGGATTAGTTATGGATTCGTTACAGGGTGCCGTTTGGATTGATGTAAATTCGTTGATAGGCATGAACGCACTGCCTGACAGAATCCCTGATGCCACTGCAGTTAAGGTGTCAGGGCTGTTCAACCTTTTCAATTGCCCTATCGGTGGGCGCTCCAGAACCTTCGAGCCTCTGTATGGTTCCTTCTGGTACCAGTTCCTGCAAGAGCCTATCTCTGATAGTACTGCAGAGTCGATGCGGATGTGCATGGTGCAAGCCATCGCTACTTGGGAGCCTCGCATCCAGCTCGATCAGGCGAACACGTTCATCAAACCAGATTTGAATATACCGGGCTATGTAGTGCGCATCGCCTTCCGCATGTTGCAGGGATCAGATACCAGCCCGCAATCAATTCAGTTTCATCTAGCCGTCGTTTAAGGGGTCAGTAATGTCTCAGTCACCATTCGCATTGTCCGACGCAACTGTCGACTTCGATCAATTCGTAACTCAGTTTCAGGCAAAGCTTTCCAACGATGCCACGTGGCGAGGCACACTTACCACGCAGACCTCTACGGCTTTGATCCAGTTGATCTCGACCATCGGTACGTTCAACAACGCAAAGCTCCTTCGCTACTTCGAAGATTCGTTTCCGGACACCGTGCAGTCTGACGGAGCCATTCGTGCTATTGCAGTCATGCAGGGCATCCGCTTGACCCGTAAGCTCCCAGCCTCCGTTCCAGTCACGATGACTTCTCCTGTCGACGTAACGCTGTCACCTTACACACAGATCAACATCGGTGGCTACTTGTGTTTCAATCGGGACGTGTTGACTCTTGAAGCCAACGTACCCTTGGATACCCCTGTGTATGAGGGTGAGGTCAAAGCATACCAAGTGTCCGGTTTAGGCTCCGACCTTCAAGCCTTCGTGTCTGTCGAAGATGCGTTTGCAGTCAGCGATCACGATGTGGTCGTTATGCTCAACTCCAACATCCTGCCGAAGGCATACGGCGGCCTGTGGAACTACGAGAACCTTCCGGCCTACTCAGACCTGACGCACTCCGACGGGCGCCTGATGATTCAGTTTGGTTCCGGCAAGTACGGAACGAAGCCGTCAGTCAATGACTTGGTCACCGTGATCTATGTGCTTACCAAGGGCGGTAATGGCGACTCCTTAGTAACTTTCAACAAGCGGCTGATCGTAACAGGCTATCCGGACATTTCAGGTGTCGCTTACGCCAACCCAACTGGAGGCGCCGATGAGAAAAGCACCCTAGCTTACAAGAACGTCGAGTCAGGTGCGTTCGGTACGTACTCCTCCGCAGTAACGAAGCCACAGTACAAGGCCATCGTGAATCTGTATCCCGGCATCGTGGACGCTATCACGCAAGCGCAACGGGAACTCAATCCTCGCGACGTGAAATGGATGAACGTCATTCGTGTAGCTGCCTTGACTACCAGCCCGTGGACAGCAGAACAGAAGCGTGATTTCTGCAAGTTCTGTCAGGAAGTGTCGATGTATGCACCCTACTTCATCTGGCAAGACCCAATCCCGATCGGTCGGGACGTGTCTGTAGCTGTGTATTGTTTCAACACTGCGATCCCTAGCGAGGTCGAGAGCAAGGTACGTGCAGGTCTCAAGAACCTGTTCTCTGCCCAGCCTGGCTTGCTGATGACGAACTTCCATGAGTCAGATCTCGTAGAGGCCTGCTTTGCCGCAGCCCCGGGTGAGATCTCCTACGTCAAGGTTCTCAGTCCTGCCGGTAGCATGATCGTTACTGCTCCTGAGAGCCCACAGCCGACAGCTACTGTAATCCCCGGTGCTGGTATCCTGAGTCCTTTGGTGTACGCTTACGGAATATCAACAGTGACGGAGTCGGGCGAAGAGGGCCCACCAGCACATTGGGTATTCCCTCAAGTTGTCAGCGGCTTGAATGCTGCGATCAATATCTCTTGGCCGGAGAACAAATCGGCAGCGGCCTACAAGATCTATGGTCGCAAGGCCGGGAGCATCGGACTGTTGGCAACCATTCCAGCAGGTACGCTTTTCTGGTCAGACAATGGTACGGTCGACCCCACAGGCGATCCTCCAAACCAGCTTGCCGATACACCTGTGCGGTACAATTCGTTGCGCGATCTTTCTGTCACCGTGCAGTTCTCTGATCGCCAACAGAAAATCAACTTGGGTTGAGTTATGATTTACACACTTGATCTCCCTACAAGCAGTCCTGCACTGAACAGTCGCTTGGGTTACAGCCTGCCCAAGTCTATACTGCTCCCACCTTACTTGGCAATCAATCCATACTTCGTCGGTTACACGAACGCGATAGATGAAGTCTTTGGTGAACTCGTTGATGCCAAGCTTGATGCCTTCCACAACATTCGCAACATGTGGGTTGACAGCCCAGACGTGGAAGCAAAGATCGAAGCGCAAGCGATGGTCGCCTTTGAAGATTGGGGCATCCCCGAGAAGCCCTTGCTTATCAAGCAGGTCAACCTTCTCGGCATGAAGCTCTCCAACTCAGGTGTGATCACTGAGTCTGCGTACTTAGCGTTGTCCCGCTTCGTTGGGCAGTACTGGCTGGAGAAGGGGAAGTACGCAGCCATCGATTTCCTCAACTTCTGTTTGAGTCAGGACTTCACTCTAGTGAAGCTCTGGACAGAGGACTACGACACTTTCGTACCTGAGGGCGATGCTCGTATTGGCATCCCTCTATGGGATGGAGGAACTTGGTATCCAACGACACACGTGTCCCTGACAGTCAAAGGCAACCTCGAGATGGAACCTCAGGTCTTGACGAAGTTCTTCGACGACGTTGCCAACTACAATCTGGTCTTGCAGAGCATCGAGCAAGTCTTTGACATTCCTATTGTTCCCACCTATGAGTCGACCACTGCCGACATAGTGGCAGTTGCTCTGCTATGTGAGAACGCACTAGTCATCAGCAACAAGGATTCGTTCGGTGCAGATCCACCACCCATGAATACTTTCGACTGGGTGTCCACGCTGTTCTACTCTACAGTAGGACCGCAGGTGTCGTACTTCCTTGGACAGCCTTCGGGTTGGATCAAGACGCACGATGGGAAGAAGCTACCCGTCTACGGCAAAGCCTATCAGGCTTCTGCATTTGCTCATAGCTTGCCGACGAAATGCTTCGGTGAAGGTAAGGTTCTCTGCGGTGACAACTTGGTGTGGGTTAAGGTGCCGGGTAGCAACAGGTCGCCAGCACGGATCCCAGGATACATGAGCCGCACGGCATTGGCTACGACGGACTCATTCATCTACGAGTTCCTAGTGACGGACGTCAACGACGTTCCTATCGTGAATGCCGGTTGTATGGTTGACGCGCTGACTCCAGTCGATGCGTATGCCCCGGAGTTCATAGGCCTAGTAGCCTTCATGGAAGGGGTTCACCCACGAACCTATTTTGGAGTATCGCCTATACCGATCACGAGCCCACAAGGACTATACGAACTCTACCCGAACGTGTGGGTTCCATATTGGTAAGTTTCATTTTGAAAAGGAAGCGCAGCAATGACTACTAAGATTCCAGTTGTCGGTTACGACGAAGCAGCCCGGCAGCACCGACCCTTGGTGCCAGGTTCGGAAGTTATCGATCCTCGCGTCGTCCCGGTGTCAGCCTTCGTAGCAAACAAGCTCAAGCTGAACTCTGATGGCTTGTACTACGGGGACTATCCGATGCCTCCTACGATTAAGGTTGATCCGTTCATCGGCGAAGATGTCTACGCCTCCGAGGGCTTAGGTTACCTAACGCTCACTTGTAAGACCCTTGACTTCGCTCTCAGTCTCATTGAGACGTATAAGCCCAAGCAGGTTACCATCCTGCTAAAGTCGGGGTCGACCTTCTCTCTGAGCCAGCGTCGAGTGTTGTCGAATGTCGACGTGACCTTGTCTCTTTACGACGAGCCCACGTATGGTACATACAATGTCCTGCTTGCCGGTAGCTTGCTGCACAGTCAGTATCAGGCCAACTTGGATCGACCGGTGGTGATCTCTGACGTTCAGCAGGACAACGTTACCAACTGCTGGTACATGCGCAGCATCGTCCTCAAGGACTCGACGTTCAGAAGCTACGGTGTGCAGTTCGACATCCCGGCCACCCCGTCAACCACGGGATTGCAGACTTCCGCGTACTCGGTGTACTCCGACATGTTCCAGTGTATCGATTCGGAACTCACTGTCGACGGTGTCATCATCAACAAGCTCAGTGACGATTCGAACTTCGGCTTCATGGGTGTCAAGAGTCGCAGTAAGGGTATCCTGCGCGGCTATGCCTCGAAGTTCCTTGTGCGGAATGCTCAGTTGGCTTCAGCTGGTGCGGGCAGCGTAGCCCTAGCCAATCGTCCCTTCTTCATCAAGCTCTTGCCTGACATGCCTTCTGGCGATACCAAGAACGAGAATTACTCTTTGGTGCCTACGTCTACTGGTCCTACACCCAGCTCAGCAATGCTGGAGTTGCAATGGACTCTGACGCAATCGATGACTGATGCAGTATCAGGTAGTGCGTCTCTTGCGTCGTTCCCGACTGGCGTGGCAAGCTACGGTATTGGCAACTACATCTACGGGCTTACGAGGGATGCTCAACGGCGTCCCCTGAATGTTTCATCCAACCTTCCTCTCTAGGAATCATCATGGCGTCGACACCACTTTTAATTATCTCCAGCAAGGGCTTGGCCGTAGCATCTCGTGCTACTCCTACTGGCCCATTCATCAACATCAAAGGGTTTGCCATTGGTTCTGCGTACGGCTACGAAGTGACAAAGGAACAAGAGTCCCTGTCAGGCGACATGCTGTACGAAGGTGCAGTCTCGAGCTATTCGTATATCGGCAACAACATCATCAATCTGGTGTGCAAGCTGCCACCTGATGCGGGTCCGTTCGATTTCGGTGAAGTCGCTTTGTACCTCGAAGACGGTACGATGTTTGCCAAGGCTACGTTTGACAAACCTCAGAGCAAGTACTCAAGCCTCGGCACCAACCTCTCGCTGACTTACAGCTTCAACTGCTTGCTTCAACTCGAGCAGTCTGTGGCGGTGTTTCAGATAGTGAGCGCCGAAGGGTCGCAACAGTCCGTACTGCAAGTGGCTGCGTGGACGGAAGTTGTGCCACCTGAGATGGCCGCGAATCCGGACATCCCTTTGGTAGTCGTGCAAGAGCTTGACGGTAACGGTAACGGTACGCTGTTGGTGCAGAGCTCGAATACCAAATGGACACCTGCAGGTACGTTTTATCTGTTGGGAAATTTCGTTATCGGCAATGCGTCAAGTACGTGGCTTGATTTCCCGATTGAGCAGTGGCCTTACACTGAAGCCTACCTGTCCCCGTATCCAGTCGAGAGCAAAAGCTTCGTCGTTGAGACTGCGGAAGGATACTTCCGATCAGTTGCTTCGATCCAGCATATCGGTACTCCAGTCAACACTGTCCGGCTACTTCTGAATCCTGATCCGTTGCCTTCGATTCCGGGGTCGGGTTCAACTGTCGGGATTCACATCAATGATCCCGCGATCGGTACAGCTTTCAGCTTGTGGTCGAACCTGCGACAGATCATTGCCAATGCAGTACAGCCGTTGAGTGCTACAGTGTCCGTGGCGAACCTCACAGCTTCGATCAACGGCGGAGGCGAAGCAGCGGCAAGCGTCACTGCACTTGCGGAGGGCAATGCTCCCTACGTCTACTACTGGTCGAACGTATCTGGTCTGGCTACTTTCGACGATCCAACCAAAGCAACCGTTTCAGTACGGGCACAGTTGGCCAATGGCGGTATTGCTCAGGGTGTTGTTCAGTGCGAGATCCGAGATTCGTTCGGTCTGCGTACTACCGTGCAAGTACCGTGGGCGTATTCGTCAGAGCTGGCATGGGTTGTTCCGACTCAGGCAATGTTCCCCGGATCGACAAGCTTCATCTACGACTCGATCACACGCAAATCGACAGTCACTTACGCAACCGCGGGTACGTTCTCCTTCGTGCCACCTAACACGACAGTCGGTGCGTCTGACTTGATCGGCGCTGGTGGTGGCGGTGGTGGCGGTGCTGCAGTTCCGTCGGGCAACAGCAACTACGCATGGGGTGGTGCTGGTGGAGGTGGCGGAGCAGGTGGTCATCGAGCCCTTGCCAATATCGAACTGCTGGCAGGTGTCCCGAAGACTATCGTGGTCGGCAAGGGCGGCACGGGTGGCCTTAGTGTAGCAGCTGGTTTAGCGAACACTGGGGTTACTGGCGAGAGTACTCAGGCCTTCAATACTTCCGTTCCCGGAGGCTTGGGTGGTCAAGGTGCCTACAGCTTCTGTTGCGGAACTGATCCAGGGTACTCAGAAGGTGGCCTCGGTATAGATCCTTCAGGTGGCACTGGTGGTCGTGGTTCGCGTGGAGGTTCAGGCCCAGCTGGTGGAATTCACGTAGACGGGACAGCAGCCACAGGAAACAATGCAGGTGCCAAGGGCGTCGACAGTGCCGGCGGTTATTGCGGAGGTGGTGGTGGTGGGGGTGGCGATGCAGGTCAGCTAGGCGGTGCAGGTGCTGACTCAGGTGCTGGCATCTCTGGCTACGCAGGACGCAAGGGCGGTGGCGGTGGCGGTTCGTCAGGGGGTTGGACAGGTGGCGCGGCTGGTGGCAAGGGCGGCGATGGCGAAGTCAAGATCGTTTTCTAAGGAGCGCAGGAATGAACGAGCACATTGTAGTACCGTCAAACATACCGGAGGCAGACCTCGTGGCTTTGCTACAGGTCTGTCAACTTGAACCGCAGAACGAAAGGCCGAAAGGCCTTGGCTATCCGGGCATCACTCTGAAAGACGACTCCTTCATTATCCCTACTGTGCGGGAGATCGCAGACAGGGCTGTGCAAGAG